ATCGGCATTAGAAGATTTTAATAAACAACAAGATAAAAATGCTGCATCTATGATGCAAATGATGACTAATTTAGAAAAAGAAAAAGCTAAATTGGATGAATTGAAGAATAGTACAACAGCATCTTCTAAAGAAATCAAGGATCAAGAAAAGAAAGTTGCAGAATTATCAACAGAACTTGCTAAAAGTGAGGCTCAATATGAGAAAAACAAACTTACAATTAACAAGTATCAACAACAATTAAACCTTGCACAAACAGAAGTAAATAACTTAAGCAAGGAATTAGAAGATAATAAAGCAAAATTAAATACAAATAAAAGTGCTTTCACTACATTAACAGAAACAATAGATAAGCAAAAGAGCAAATTAAATGAGCTAAAGCAACAATATGCATCAGCAGTGTTGGAACAGGGTAAATCATCTACTCAAGCTAACAATTTAAAAAGCCAGATAAAGAACTTATCTAATGAAATAAAGAATAATGAAAGCAAATTAAAAGAAGCTACAAGTGCAGTGGAAAAGTTCGGTAAAGAAGAAGATAAAGCAGGACAAAGTACATTGAAACTTGGAGATTTAATAAAAGCTAATCTAACAAGTGAAGCTATTATAGCAGGTGTAAAAGGTCTAGCAAGTGTAATGGGTTCAATGGTAAGTGGAATAATTGACTTGGGTAAACAAGCAATACAAAACTATGCCGAATATGAACAACTTGTAGGTGGTGTAGAAACATTATTTGGAGAAAGTGCCAATATAGTAAGTGAATATGCCTCAAATGCATATAAGACAGCAGGTCTTGATGCAAATAAGTACATGGAAACAGTAACATCTTTTAGTGCATCACTTCTGCAGAGTCTAAATGGAGATACTGCAAAGGCTGCAGAGGTAGCAGATATGGCAATAACAGATATGTCAGACAATGCTAATAAGATGGGAACATCTATGGAGATGATACAGAGTGCTTATCAAGGGTTTGCAAAACAAAATTATACAATGCTAGATAACCTGAAACTTGGATATGGTGGAACAAAGACAGAGATGGAACGATTACTAAAAGATGCTACAGCAATAAGTGGAATTAAGTATGATATCTCGAATTTGAATGATGTATATCAAGCGATACATGTTATTCAAGGCGAATTAGGAATAACAGGAACTACAGCAAAAGAAGCAAGTCAAACAATCAGTGGTTCTGTGGCCTCTATGAAATCAGCATGGAGTAATTTAATCACAGGAATAGCTGATGACAATGCTAACTTTGATACTTTAATTAGTAATTTTGTAGATAGTGTTATGACTATGGCAGAAAACATACTACCTAGAATAAGTATTGCCCTAGATGGAATCGTAGAACTTATATTAGGACTAGCAGATACACTATTACCACAAATATTAGAAATGGGTGTGCAATTACTCCAAAATCTGATAACAGGAATAACTGGAAATATAGGGAATTTGATGTCTGGAATAAACCAAGTAATAAATACAATACTTACTGCGTTAATTTCAATGCTACCTCAAATCCTACAAGCAGGAATCCAGGTAATAGTATCATTGATCCAGGGAATCGCAACCTCACTCCCAACTTTGATACCACAAATTATAGACTGTGTACTTTTAATAGTCACAACATTGCTAGATAATATCGATTTAATTATAGATGCAGGAATTTCATTGCTCATAGGACTGGCAGAAGGGCTAATTTTATCACTTCCAAATCTGATAGACAAAATCCCAATCATTATTGATAAATTGATAAATGCGATAGTCAATAATCTCCCAAAAATAATAGAAATGGGAATCGAGCTAGTCGTAAAATTGGCAGTTGGACTTGTCAAAGCCATCCCTCAATTGATTTCTAAAATTCCACAGATAATCTCTTCATTAATAAATGGGATAGCAAGTTATTATTCTAAAATGGGCGAAATGGGTAAGAATTTACTTAACAAAGTCAAAGATGGAATAGTAAATGGTATCTCAAAAATTGGAGAAGTAGGTAAGAATTTAGTACAAGGACTATGGAATGGTATCAATAATGCTAAAGACTGGGTACTTGGAAAAATAAAGGGATTTGGTCAATCTATATTAAATGGAATTAAATCGTTCTTCGGAATAAAATCTCCGTCAAAATTATTCGAGGACCAAATAGGTAAGAATCTTGCATTGGGTATAGGCGAAGGTTTTGAAGATGAAATGGATTCGGTAACAGATGACATCCAAAATGCATTACCAACTGAATTTAATTTAGGTGTAAACACTAACTATGGAAATATAGGAGATGCAGATACAGGGATAACAAAAGGAATGTTGGTTGAAGCATTTAAAGAGGCTCTATCAGGAATGACATTCAAAGCATTTGATGAAACCTTTGGAGAATTAGTAATAGATAATGTAGAAAAGGTGGTGTATTCATAATGGAAAAAATAATATGGAAGGGTATTGATAGCAGTACAATACAAGGACTAATAATATGTGAATTGCCACCTATCACTAAACCTAAAATGAAAACATCAATAATAAAAATCGATGGTAGAGATGGAGATATAGTAGAAGAATTAGGATATGAAAGCTATACAAAAAACATTAGCATAGGATTAGCAAGAAATTATAAGATAGATGAAGTAATAAAATACTTCACAGGGACAGGAACATTAGAGATGTCTAATGAACCAAATAAAATCTACAATTGCAAAATCGTAGATAAGATAGATTATGAAAAACTATTGAGATTTAAAAAAGCAATAGTGAAATTTCACACACAGCCATTTAAGTATTTAAAAAATGAAACAAGTGTTGAACAAACTATAACTACACAAACAAGTATTAAAGTAAATAATATAGGACTTGAAATTGCAAAACCAATAATAACATTGGAAGGGACAGGAACTATAGAAATAAGTATCAACAATAATACTATATTCAAATACACATTCCCAGATAATGAAACAAAAGTAGTAATAGATAGTATAGAAGAAGAGGCCTACCTAGAAGGTGTATATAAAAATAGAAATATGCTTGGAGAATTTCCTAAATTACAAATAGGAGAAAATACAATAACATGGACAGGAACATTAACCAAAATAAAAATTGAACCGAAAAGTAGGTGGTTATAATGATTAAGATATATGAACCTACAGAAGTCACATTTGACCATAATGGATTAAAAATATTGCATCCTACAAAAGCAGAAATCTATATAGAAGATAATGGAGATTATTATATCGATATAGAATCATCAATAGATGACCTAGAATATCTTCAAGAAGGGATGATAATAAGAGCAAATACAAGATGGGGCGAACAGGGATTTAGATTAACAAATCCTAAAAAGAAAAATAATAAGATATCAGTAAAAGGATATCACTTATGGAAGGACTCATCTAAATATGTGATATTTAATTCTTATGTAGAAAACAAAAATTGTAATGATGCCTTAGATCATCTAAATAGTGCCTGTGATGTTGGTACACCTTTCACCACAATATCAGATATAACAACTATTAACTCTACAAGGGTAGTAAGACAAAGCCTAGAAGAAGCAATAGCCACAGTAATTGAAAAATGGGGTGGACATTTATATCGAGATAATTGGGTAATAGGTGTTAAAAACAAAATAGGAGAAGATAGAGGAATAGTAATCAAATATGGTAAGAACTCAACTAATATTGAAGCTAATGAAGAATGGTCTAATGTAGTAACTAAAATGATGCCAGTAGGATATGATGGAATAACTCTTCCAGAAACCTATCTGGAATCAGAAATACAATATGATGTACCATATACAAAAGTAATTAAGTTTGAACAAGATATAAATCAAGATGATTACAAGGATGAGAATGGAAATCTTAAAGAAGCGGAATATAAAGAGGCTTTGATAAAGGATTTAAGAACTCAAGCAGAATCATACTTAAATGAAAATCAATATTTCAAATGTAATTATAAAGTAAAAGCACATATCGAAGGTGTAATAGATTTAGGAGATGTAATAGTAGTAGAACATGAAAGACTTGGAATAAATCTTACAACAAATGTTATATCACTAAAATATGACTGCATAAGAGATAAGTATATAGAAATAGAATTTGGTAATTTTAAATCTAAACTAAAAGACCTCGTAAGTAACATAGATAAACAAACAAAAGAAACAGTAGCCAATGCTAATGAAGTGGTAAAGGTAACATTACAAAATGAATTAAACACAGCTACATCAAAAATATGGGGTACTCTTGGAGATAGCTATGTTATATATGAGGGAAACCGAATACTTATCGTAGACTCATTGCCAAAAGAAACAGCAACTAATGTTATGATGATAAATTCTGCAGGAATAGGATTCTCAAATACAGGGATAAATGGTTCTTTTAATTCTGCATGGCTAATTGATGGAACATTAGATATGCAGGCAGTAAATTGTATAAATATGACAGCATCACTCGTAAAGGGTGGTGTTTTTAAAGTTGGTTCTCAAGTAAATGAGGCAGGTAGAATTGAAATCTATGATATATCAAATACCTTAATCGGAACATTTGATGAAAATGGAATCGTTGTATTTGGAAAAGATGGAAGTAAGGTAGTTATAAATCCAGATGAATTTGCAGGATATGATTTTAATGGTGTGAAAACTTTCTGGATGAATGGCGATGAGTTTCATATGAGAAAATCAGTAATCGAAGAAGAAATAACATTGTGTGGTCTAGCAAGATGGCTAGGAATAGAAACCGCAGATAATACAGGAATAGGAATTGTTCCATTAACATAGAAAGGGGTGGTATAGATGGCAAGTAGTGGATCATTTAATACAAGTTCATATAGTAGTAGATATCTAACTTTTAGTTGGTGGATAAATTCACAGGACATTGCTAACAACAAAACAAATATTGGTTGGAAATTAGTTGGTGCAGGTAGTGCAAGTGGATATTATGTGTCTGGTAATTTTAAAGTTGTAATCAATGGTAGCACAGTCTATAGTTCAAGCACTCGTATTCAATTATGGAATGGAACACAAGTAGCAAGTGGAAATGTTGATATAAGTCATAATAGTGATGGAACAAAAAGTTTTAGTGCTTCTGCAGAAGCTGGTATATATTATGTAGCAGTCAATTGTAGTGGTAGTGGCTCTTGGACTTTGACATCAATACCAAGACAAGCAAACTTAACATCTGCCCCAGATTTTAATGATGAAGGAAATCCTACTATAAATTACTCAAATCCCGCAGGCAACAGTGTAAGTTCACTACAAGCATGTATTTCATGGACAGGTGCTGCGGATATTGCTTATAGAGATATATCTAAAACAGGTACAAGTTATACTTTTAATTTTACAGATGCAGAAAGAACAGCATTAAGAAACTCTATTACAACAGCTAATAGTAGAAAAGTAACATTTTATGTAAGGACAGTAATAGGAGGTAATACTTATTATTCTACGATAGAAAAAACACTAACAATAGTGAATGCCAATCCAAGTTTTAGTTCATCAAAGATATCATATAAGGATAATAATAGTACCACAGTTGCAGTAACAGGTAATAATCAACATTTAGTTCAAAACTTATCTAAATTATTGGTAACAATATCGGCTGCAACAGGACTAAAAGGTGCAAGTATTAGTAAATATGAAGCAACGATAAATGGTGTAACAAAATCCATTACATCTGCAGGTAATATAGACTATGGTGTTATAAATTCGGGTAGTAATTTAACATTAAGTGTAAAAGTGACTGATAGTAGAGGAAACACAACCACAGCTACTAAAACAGTTACTTTTTTAGCATGGTCATTGCCAACAGCATTAATAAGTTTAAAAAGAAAAAATAATTATGAAAATGAAACTTACTTAAAGGTGGATGGTTCTATTTCAAGTGTAAATAGCAAAAATACAATGACCATACAATATCAATATAAGAAAACTACAGAATCATCATACTCAAGCTTAATAACTATATCAGATAATGTACAAGTGACAATGACAAAAGATAAAGAGTCAGCTTGGGATTTTAAAATAATAATAAAAGATAAATTTGGAACAACAACATACAATGCTGTATTACCAAAAGGTAGGTTTATATTATTTATAGACACAAAAAAACTATCAGTAGGAATAAATTGCTTTCCTACAAAAGAAGAATCATTAGAAGTCAATGGTAAGACACTTTTTGATATTACTCATCCGATTGGTAGTATATATAAATCAAGGTCATCAACAAATCCATCTACATATGGTGGAACATGGACATTGATTAGTAATACTCCAGACAGGAAATATGTTGGGTCACAAGTTATTCATGCAGGTGCAAGTGGAAGTGGTAATGCTAATAAAGTTGGATTAATAGGATCATATGATTATGGAACGATAGAAGGTGTTTTTACAGGTGTACCATTACCAACAGGATATCATAGAGAATATAGGATTACATTTCAAGGATATACAGGTAATGATGCTCAAATTAAAATTCATTTAAATAACATAGTAACAAATGGAATTTGTACATGGTCAGGGAATCAATTTAGGATAATAGGTGCAAGTGCTTTCTTTAAGCAATCAGATATTACCCTTGAAACTACATTAGGGTATTCAAGAAATGGAACAAATCTGTATTATTCAGTAACAGGAACCAGTACAAATTGGCAGTTTTGGGATGTTGTAGTTCATGGATATTTAGCAAGTGATGAAAATGAATATGTTTGGAAAAGAACAGGATAAGGAGGAAGAAATGAAACATATATATAATTTTTTTACAAGTACATTTCTGACAACAGTGGTGTACTATTTAGGAGGGTTGGACGCAGCTTTGAAAACATTATTAATTTTAATGGTATTAGATTATATTACAGGATTATGCAAGGCAATAGTCAATAAAGAAATCAATAGTATTATAGGTGCTAAAGGTATCATAAAGAAAGTAGGTTATTTAGTTATTGTAGCCGTATCAGTATTACTCGATGAAATAGTTGGTAATACAGGTGCTATAAGAAACTTGGTAGTCTACTTTTTTGTTGCAAATGAAGGTATATCAATACTTGAAAATTGGGGCAAAATGGGTCTGCCATTACCTAAAAAAATTATAGAAGTATTGGAACAAATTAAAAGTGAAAATGGAGGTAATGAATAATGAATATAAAAGGAATAGATATATCATCATATCAAAAGGGAATTAGTTTTGATGCAATTAAATCTGCAGTACAATTCGCTATATTAAGAGCAGGATTTACTGGATGGGGTGGAGATGGAACAGGAAAAAACAAAGACTCTTGTTTTGAAGATTTCTACAAACAAGCAAAAGCTAAAGGTATCCCAGTAGGTGCATATTGGTATAGTTGTGCAAATACATATGAGAAAGGTAGAGCCGAAGCGGAATATATGTACAAGAATTGTTTAAAAGGAAAACAATTTGAATATCCAATTTGTATGGATGTAGAAGAAGATAGACATCAAAAAGTTGGAAAAGCACAAATGGCAGAAGCAATCAAAGGGTTCTGTGAATATTTAGAGGGTAAAGGTTACTATGTAAGCATCTATGCTAATAGTAACTATTTTAATAATTATATAGATACTGCTAATTTGAAACAATATGATAAATGGCTTGCAGTATGGACAAGTAAAAAACCAACTTTTAAATATGGAGAATTTG